GGCATATCCTACTCTTGTTCCTAGTGATGGTAAGATTGTAAAATGCAGGGTTGTAGGTTTTGATCATGATGGTGAAAAAACCAAACGTGCAGAGCGCATCTCTAAACATATGTCTTATCAGATTCTAGAAGAGATGGATGATTGGGAAGAGGATATGGATAAACTCCTCATTTGCCTTCCTATTGCTGGTACTTGTTTTAAGAAAACTTATTGGAATCCTACTAAACAAAGAAATTGTTCTCTTCTTGTATTACCAAAGACTCTTGTTGTTAATTATTTTTGTCGTAGGCTTGAAGAAGCTGAACGTATTACAGAAATCTTAACTCAAACTAAACGTAAGGTTAGAGAGTTACAGAATCTTGGTTTATATAAAAATGTAGAATTGAGTGATCCTTCTGTTGGTACTGATGATCCCACTAAATCTATTAATGAAGCTTTTCAGAATACTACCTCTGAAGATAACACAACTCCTTATATTGTTTTAGAACAACATACTTATTTAGATTTAGATAAAGATGGTTATTCTGAACCTTATATTGTTACTGTTGAATTAGATTCTCATAAAGTATTACGTATTGTACCACGATTTAATGGGGATAGTGTTGTTGTAGATGAGAAATCTAAAGTTATTTCCATAGAAGCTATACAGTATTACACAAAATATTCATTTATTCCTAATCCTGATGGTGGTTTTTATGATTTAGGTTTTGGTAGGTTACTTGGACCTCTTAATAATTCTGCTAATACTATTATCAATCAACTTGTAGATGCTGGTTCTTTATCAAATTTACAATCTGGTTTTATTGGTAAAGGTCTTCGCATCAAGATGGGAGAAACTAGGTTTACTCCTGGTGAATGGAAGGGAGTAAATGCTACTGGTGATGATATTAAGAAGCAAATCTTCCCATTACCTGTACGCGAACCTAGTGATGTATTGTTTAAATTACTTGACTTACTTTTAAAGTCTGGCAAAGAGTTAGCATCCGTAGCAGAAATCTTTGTAGGTAAGATGCCCGGTCAGAATACACCAGCTACTACCACAATGGCTACTATTGAACAGGGTATGAAGGTGTTTACCTCTGTGTATAAGCGAGTTTATAGGGCTTTAGCATCTGAGTTTAAAAAAATCTATAAACTTAATCGTGAGTATATGAACAATGAAGAGTATATTGCAGTTCTTGATGAACCTGTACAACAGGAAGATTATAAGGGACCAGAAAATGACATTTATCCTGGTGCTGACCCTACTGCTGTTTCTTCACAAGAGAAGCAGGCAAAGATCCAAGCTGTAATGCAACTACTTCAATTAGGTACTATTGATCCAATGGCTGTAACTATGTTATATCTTGAGGCTCATGAGATTCCTAATCCTGAAAAATTAATGAAGCAACCTCAGCCACAACCTGATCCAAAGATGGAAGCAATTAAAGCTAAAGCACAAGTAGATCAGCAAAAAGCACAGATTGATATGCAGGTTGCACAACATAAGATGCAGTTAGAGCAGGCAACAAAAGAACAAGAACTACAAATGAAGGCTACACAGGTACAACAAGAATTAGAAGCTAAAAAAATGCAAGCAGTTCTTGATGCACATCTTGCACAGGCTACACAAAGTTCTAAGATTCAAATGGATCAACAAGCAGCACAAGCAAAAATGGGACAACAAGCGCAACAGTCCAAACTTAATATGGTAACTCAAGAAATGAGTCACCGTCAAACTATGCAACATCAACAAGAAGCACATAAACTACAACAGAAACAAACTTCAAAGGGGATGCCTAAGAAATGACTATTAAGATTAAAGTAGATTTAATCATTAAAGATAAAACAATTGAATTATCTTTTGAAGAAGCAAAAGAAATTTATTATCAGTTACAACCTTTATTTTACAGAGATACATATATGCAATTTCCACAGGGGATTAGAGGTCAACTTTATAACACTAAAGAAGAGATTGATAAAAACATATTTGGTCCTGGTAGGGGACTTAAATATGATTGAGATTACAAAAGGTGATTTTGACGATTGGAAGTCAAACAAAGTAACAAAAGCTTTCTTCTACGCTTCAGAACAGCGAGTAGAAGATTGCAAAGAAATGCTGGTAAGTAGTGCTGGTACTGATACTTTACAAGATAGGTTTCTTGTAGGTATGGCACATGCTTATAGGGAAATGCAAGATTTTAGGGTGGAAGATTAATGATTAATTTACTTTTACACCATATTTTAATTGATCCTGATAAAAAAGAAACTGTTTCTCCTGGTGGTATTGTAATTCCAGAACAGATTATTGAAAAAGAACGTAAAGCTGTTGAATATGGAACTGTACTACAAGTAGGTCCAACTGCTTATATTGATCATGGCCGTGATCCTAGTATAATCAAGATTGGAGATATAGTTTGTTTTAATAGGTACTCAGGAAAAGAAGTTACTGATCTTGATGAAAAGAAATATTTAATTATTAATGATTCAGATGTTCTCTGTGTCTTAAATTAAGGATAAAAAATGGATGAAGACATTCAATCTGTAGTAGATACAGGTAAACAGGTAGTAGAACAAAGTGTAGATACTTATGAAGATCAAGCACGAGAGCAGGGATGGCGACCGAGAGAAGAATATCAAGGTGATCCAAATACGTGGCGCGAAGCTAAAGAATTTGTAGATCGCGGGAAATTATTTTCCAAGATTGATTCAATAGGCAAAGAACTTAAAGAGACTAAGAAAGCTCTTGCTATACTCCAAGAACATCATTCTAAAGTACGTGAAACTGAATATAACAAAGCATTAGTAGAATTAAAAACACTTCAAAAGAAACATCTAGAAGAAGGTAATTCAGATAGTTATCTAGAGACTACAGAATTACTTACAGATTTAAAAGCTGAACAAAAGGCTAGAGAAGTTGTAAAAGAAGTTACTCCACAGCAACAAGATCCACGTTTTGCTTCTTGGGTAGAAGAAAATAAGTGGTATCAAAAAGATGCAGAAATGCGCGAGTTTGCTGATTTGATCGGTATGGGATATGCGCAAACACATCCTAACCAAGATCCAGAAGAAGTATTAAAGTATGTAACAGGACAGGTTAAGAAAAGGTTTCAAGATAAATTTGTAAATCCTAATCGTAATAAACCTGGTGCTGTTGGTACATCGGATACTAATACAGAAAGTCGAGGTTCTTTTCAATTAACAGAAGATGAGCGTCGCGTTATGAATACATTTGTTCGGACAGGTATTATGACTAAAGATGAATACATTGCCGAAGTTAAGAAAACTAGAGGAGTCTGAGATGACCGCAAAAGAAACCCAAAAACGAGTAGTTCGTAAACCGTTGTCACAGCAAGGTCCACAATCAATCATCGGGGATAAAGATCCTGATTTTCACTATAGGTTCGTGAATGATGTTGGTCGTAGGGTCTATAATTTTCAACAAGCTGGTTATGAGCTTGTAACTGACGATAATCTTGTCGTTGGTGATTCTCGTGTTTCGGATGCGTCTAATCTTGGATCTGCCCATCGTGTAGTTGGTGATGGTGGAACCGTTTCAGTACTTATGAAAGTAAAGAAAGAATGGTTTGAAGAAGATCAAGCTAAAAAAGCTGCTCATGTGGATGAGCAAGAAAAGGCCATGAAACAAGATGCTTCTAGGGAATTTACTGGAACCTTAAAAATTTCATAATTCCATAGAAGTTTTTAAAACTTTATGGAGATTTTATGGCTAATACGTCTAGAATTAACGGATTTAAGCCAGTAAAACATATTACTGGTGCGCCCTATAATGGGCAAATGAACATCTACGAGGTTCCTATTGGTGAAGCAGTTCCCGTATTTGTTGGTGATTTAGTGAAGTTGTCTGATGCTGCTGCAACTTCTATGTACCCCGCTGTGGAGGCTGTTGTAGGTGCTTCTGCGCAGATTGCTGCGGGTCCAATTCTTGGGGCTGTGGTTGGTATTGTCAATGTTAAGCAAGACCCTATTACTGGTGTTATGTCTGGTGGTAGTATTGCCCTTGACACTCCTGTGTATCGTCCTGCTTCTACTAAACAGTTTGTGCTTGTCGCAGATGCGAGTGACCTGATCTATGAAGCTGAGGCTGATGCTTCTGTTGCTTTTGCTTCTATTGGTCTTAACGTCGGTGTTGGCGCTTCTGCTCATACCAATTCGCTTTTAACTGGTAATTCTCCGATGTATGTCTATTCTACGACTGCCCCGGATGGTACTTCCACTCGCCCGCTACAAATCGTTGGTCTCGTTAATCGTCCTGATAACGAAGTTGGCGCTAATAGTAAAGTCTATGTTCGCATTAACGTCCAGTCGTATGGTAACGTTGGTGTGGCTGGCGTCTAACTGAAAGGATAATATATGTCTGGTGTTATTACTTCTAGCTCCTTTGCTAAACTGCTTTGGCCTGGTCTGAATGCAATTTATGGTAAAGAGTACAATGATTATGCTGTAGAATGGGATAAGCTTTTCGAGAAAAATACTTCTGATAAAGCTTATGAAGAAGATCTTGGTTTAAGTTCCTTTGGTCTTGCTGTCGTCAAGCCTGAAGGTTCGCCGATTTCTTATGATACTGAGCGTCAAGGTTTCACGTCACGTTACAACCATGTTGTGTATGCACTTGGTTTTATCATCACTCGTGAAATTTATGAAGATGATCTGTATGGTAAAGTTGGTGCTCAAAAGGCAAAGGCTCTTGCACGTTCCCTCCGTCAAACTAAGGAAATTGTAGCTGCTAACGTTTATAACCGTGCATTTACTGCTGGTTATGTTGGTGGTGATGGTCAAGTTCTTTTATCAACTGGACACCTTAATGTGGCTGGTGGAACCTTTAGCAATAAGATTGCTACTGATGCTGATCTGAGTGAAGCTGCTCTTGAACAAGCTGTTATTGACATTGCTGGTTTCCGTGATGATCGTGGTCTTCTGATTGCGGCTAAGCCTGAGAAACTGGTTATTCCTTATCAACTGCAATTTGAAGCTAAACGTATTCTTAATGCTGATGGTCGTGTTGGTACTGATCTTAATGATCCGAACGTACTCAAGCAATCGAGTATCTTTAATCAAGTTATTGTTAACCATTACCTCAACAGTACTGGTAACGACGACTGGTTCATTCTTACTAATGTTAAGGATGGCTTAAAATACTTTGAACGTCGTGGTGATCAGTTTGAAATGGATAATGACTTTGATACTGAGAATGCTAAGTTCAAAGCAACTGCTCGTTATTCATTTGGTTGGTCAGACCCGCGAGCGATTTACGGGTCGCAAGGGGCTTAATGTCTAACAATATACAGGGGCTTGTCCCCTGTATTTTAAGAAAGGAATTATTATGCCTCAACCCGTTTTAGGACCTGCTGGCGTTACTGTTACCACTCCGCCTTCTAAAGAACTATATACTGAAGTTATTAAATTAGAGGCTATTGCTGGGGATGCTACAGGTTTTCTTGCAGCTAAATTACCTAAATATGCTTTTGTTTCTGGTGTTAATATTTTATCTATGGGAGCTAATACTACACAAACTGTTAATGTGGGTATTACCCTTGGAGGAACAGAATTTGTAAATGCTTATGCTCCAAACTCAACTGGTTATGCTGCTGTAGGAGATAAGGCTGGTACTTATGTAGGAACTCAATTAACTGTTGATACTCCTGTATATGCTAAAGCCTCTGCAACTCTTACTAATATTGTTTATGTACATATACAGTATTACATGCCTCAACAGGGTATGACTTGGTAAAACCCAAAGATGGGATTAAGATTGATACTCTTAGTCCCATTTTTTATTTTAAGGTTTATTTATGACTCCACAAGTTATTAGTTTAAGTGCAGCAGGTTCTACAGCATGGATACCTGTAGATTACAAACAAAATCCATTTTATATTAATCTAGCTTTAGTTCTTTCAGATACACCAAGTTTAACTTGTAAAGTAGAATATACTTTAGATAATATTTTTGACTCTTCAATAACCCCTACAGCATTTACTCATACAGGTTTGTCTAGTGTTTCTACAAACACTACAGGTTCTATAACATATCCTGTTAGAGCTATTCGTTTAACTGTGTCTTCATGGACTTCTGGTACAGTTACTTTAACTGCTTTACAAGGTGTAACAAATCCTCAAATATATACAACTACTGGTAGTGGGAGTTTAGTTTATAAGTTTTCTAATTGGCCCAGTAATACGGGATTCTTACTGGCCTCATTAGTAGCCTCTAGTACAGCTAGTAGAACATCTAATATTGTCACTACTACTGCTACTGCTCATGGTATTACTACCGGAACCTCGTTCGTAGGATATAGATTTTATTATCCCGGATCCCCTTCTCTAGCCGCGGGCTGGTATGATAGTATTCTTACTATTCCTGATGCGAATACTATCACATTTTCTGCCATCGGAGCAGATTTTACAAGTGAATCCATTAACAGTGGAGCAGCATGGCTAAGTAATACAGAGATCGTTACCACCGTACTTCCAGGTAATACTCTGCGTGATGGTTCTAGTGTTACTTTAGTTGCAGCAAGAGATGCGGGTCTCACAGTGGCATCAAAAAACATCCAACTGCTATTTGATGGGGCTATTGCTGGGATTAATTATGCTAGTTCTACTCCAAAAGAAATCTATCGTACTAGTTTTGTTTGTGTGGGAAATAACAAACAATTTGTAACGCAAGCTTCTTCCGACTGTGTGTTTGCTACTACTTTATATACTTCAGCAAAAGATATTACCGCTGATAATATTGTAAAAATTCGTGGTAGCGTCTCAGTCGCTGGAGATTTTCTAGTGCTTAATCATGCTCACTTGGAGATTGTTCAATAATGGCCATTCAATATTTTGCAACGAAAGCTCAGGCGGAAGCAGTTCCTAATAGCCAGCTTTCCTGGTGTATTGTCAAGGATGGAAAACCTTGGGCTGCATATACTAATAATGACATTATTGTTGATCCTCGCCCGACAGTTACTAAATGGCAATTTGTACAGGCTTGTGTTGATGCTGGATTTACAGAAGCACAACTTGATGCTGCTGTTTTAACACTTACACCTAAACGACAGAGATTCTGGAAATATATGGATAAACTGGATAGGGATAATCCTATGAGTGGTCTATTACGAAAAGCTATTTTACCAACTCCACCTACAGTTAATCAATGGAATGCTATATTTATAGCTGCTGCTGGACTTGATCCTTTACAAGTTTAAAGGTTTAAAGTGGAAAGAAACTATTATGAATCTGGTGGATGGAATTTAATATGTGATTCATGTTCTATAAAATATAAAGCAAGTAAAGCTAAACAAAGGTGGGATGGTTTTATTGTTTGTCCTAATTGTTATGAACAAAGGCATCCACAAGATTTTGTAAAAACAAAACAAGATAAAATAACAGTACCCTATATAAGACCTCCAGCAAATATTTTTATATCTGTTGATTATATTCCGATTGATCCTCCTATAGATGTAGGAGATGGTTATACAGTAAATGGTTATATAATAAATGGTTATTGGTAATCTCATAGATAAGGAAAGATATGTCTACAATCGTAACACGTACTGGTAAAGGCTCCCCTTTAACTTGGGTAGAGATGGATAATAATATAAACAACCTAAATTATGGTTCATACATCTCAGTTAAAGATACTAATTATGGAGCAGTAGGTGATAATGTAACCGATGATACTGCTGCATGTCAAGCAGCTATTAATGCTGTTGCCGGGGATGGTGGTGGTATTGTTTATTTTCCTCCTGGGTCTTATTCAATTTCTGGCCTTACTCTCACAGGAAATAATGTTACATTACTTGGTAGTAATAGAGCATCTTATATTAAAAGTAATGATAATATAAGTGATGTTATTTACATTCCTGATAATATCAATGGTATTCAAATTAAAGATTTAGGTTTTTCTACAAAAACAGGAGCAGTAAGGACAGATCATACTTTTATTGTAGCATTAGGTACAGAAACAAGTGTAATCAATTGTAAGTTTTTAAATGGTAATAATGGTATTTATTTTGGTTCTGCCTCTTCAAACTGCCTTGTTGATAATTGTTCATTTATAAATTTTGATAATAATAATACTGGTTCTGTTATTAGGATTAGTAGTACAGGTTCTAATTTTATTATTAATAATTGTTTTATGGATAACACCTCTAGTGCCGTTGGGCCAAGTTCTGGTATTCGGATAAATAGTGGCCTATATATTACAATCTCTAATTGTAATATATATCATTGTTATTATGGTTTATATATAAATAATACTTCATCTGATCCTGTACATTCTTTACATTGTAGTAATTCCATCTTTAATTCTTCTAATACTGGTATTTGTATTTTACCAGTCACACCTGGTAACACCTATAGATGTCATTTTGTAAACTGTACTACATCTTATAATACAAGTATAGGAGTCCGTCTTACTGGACTACAAGGTTATCTTTACGGAATTTGTTTTACAGATATACAAGCCAATATGAATACTACTGCTGGAATTTCTGTAGAAGGTGGTCAAACAGCGGATCTTGTGTTTAATGGTGGGCAGGCTGCTGGTAATGGTACTGGATTCACTGCCGATGCAATAGCTTCCGGTTTCTATCTTCGACATTTTCATGCAAGTACTTGGGGTGATATAACAAGTAATACTAATGGTATTAATATAGCAAATGGTGCTCAGCTTTATGAGGTTAGTAACTGTGTCATTAAAAGTAATACATCAACACAATTTGTTGATAATTCAAAAACAGGTAGAGTATTTAGAAATTATAGTACATCAGGGACAAAAACTTACAATAGTGGAACTGGATCAATTACAATAGGATCTACTACTACTACTATTACTCATGGACTAAATAATACACCTAATCCGGGAGAAA